ACCACCATCGGCATCGTCGGCGCGGGGCTCACCGTTGCGCTCAAAGACTTCATCGTCGCGTTCTTCGGCTGGCTGGTACTGATGGGCCGCAATGGCATTCGGCTCGGCGACTGGGTGGAAATCAACGGCGTCAGCGGCGAGGTCACGGAACTCGGCATGTTTCACACGGTGCTGCTGGAGACCGGCAATTGGAGCGATTCCGGGCACCCGACGGGCCGGCGCGTGACGTTCACCAACAGCTTTGCCATCGAAGGCCATTACTTCAATTTTTCGACATCGGGGCAATGGCTGTGGGATGAGTTGCAAGTGGTCGTGCCCGTTGGGCGCGATCCTTATCCCATTGTCGATGCCATCACCAAGCAAGTGGTCGAGGCGACCCACGAAAGTGCCCAGCAAGCAGAGCAAGAGTGGCAGCGCGCAGTGCCGGCGCAGCGCGGCAAAGTGTTTTCCGGCACGCCCGGCGTCAATGTAAAACCCGTGGTCGGTGGAGTCGAAATCGCCGTCCGCTACATCACGCGCGCCAATGAGAGATTCTTGGTACGCGCCAAACTCTACCAAGCAGCAGTGGATCTGCTGGGCGCGAAACCGGCGGTGACGGCCGCCCAGTGATTTCCGTGGATGACAATCCGAGTGCCGCGAAGGAATGATCTGTAATAAATCACCCTTCGGCCAGGTCTGCCTTCTCAACTAGCTTGGGAGATAAAAATGCGGCTATTGATCGATTGGCTGATTGCATGGCCCGAGCGCGTCGCTCAGCATTTGATGTGGCTGGCGCCGCTATTTGCCCGAATCACGGTGGGCTGGGTATTTCTATTGAGCGGTTGGGGCAAGCTCAACAACCTTCCGCAGGTGACTGAGAATTTCATCGGCTGGGGCATCCCCTTCCCGCACTTTTTCACACCCCTGACGTCGGGAATAGAATTCATTGGAGGGCTGCTCCTCCTGTTGGGATTGCTCACCCGGATATCGGCGGGAGCCCTGGGCGTCACGATGATCGTTGCGATCAAGGCCGCGAAGTGGGGAGATGTCGATTCGCTCGAGACCCTGCTGGGGTTCGACGAATTTGAATATCTTGCGCTGTTTCTGTGGCTTGCGATCGCCGGCGCGGGCACCGTTTCGCTCGATCATCTTCTAATGAAAATGACCCGGCGGCCGGCCGCTGCATAAGACCTGAAGTGCCGGCAAACGGGGTCCGCTATAATAGGTCCTGGGCTCCGCGCCGGCTTAGCACAGTGGTAGTGCAACGGTTTTGTAATTCAGAACACCGGTAAATCGCTACCAAACAAGCCACATTTCTCAGTAAGTTACGACCAAACCAAAATCGTAACTTACTGATTCTATTACCCTATTAGAATCCCTGCAGAAAACCAGGTTCAATAGGAAGATTGAGATAACTCAAAAACTGCTCACACGAACGATTGAAAAACCGTTGCACTAGCGAGTGAGTTGGTGCCGTCGACAGGAATCGAACCCGTAACCTTAACTTTACAAAAGTTCTGCTCTACCAATTGAGCTACGACGGCGTTTAAACCGCATTATCGCGTAAATACGCGATGTTCACAAAGTTACGCGCTCGCCTATCAGATTACGTTTCAACCCTCTTAAAAGACGACTCAGGCCGTTATAGCTTGAACAAGTCGATGTTGTTCTTTGGATGGCTGTTTGTTTCGGCGTTTATTTGGAAGCTAATAGTGACCAAACAGCTGACCGAATCATTTCTCGTTATCTACTGTGCATTCATCAGTGGTCAGCACCTGACTTCCAAATTCTTGGACCTAAAAGCGGACCAAAACGATAAACCTTAATACATCTTTTTAGACGATTTCCAGCCGTAGTGCCGCTTTCAGTCGTCTGCCCCGTGGTCTGAAAACAGAGTTGGTTGGATCGTTCCTTCACATAAATAAACGTGGAGGACGATATGACCAAGATTTTAACCAGCCTTTTTTTCGCCTTAATTTGCTGCACTGCAACAATTTGTAATGCAACCGAACTTTCAACAATCAAAGAAACGGTTGAATACAACTCTGCCGACGATGCTGCACGAGCTGCACTGACAGAAATATTTGATTCTGTTACTACGAATTCAAACGAGATGGCAGGCGTGATCGTTCAAATCGGTTCGAAGTTCTTCTATACGGAGCCAGTCGGTTCATCTGAGTACGGACACTTCAACGTTCGTGCCTCATATCCTAAGAATGCGAAGGTTGTTGCTATCTATCACGACCATCCTGGCATTGAGAAATTGGCTGAGTTCTTCTCAATCGATGATGTCAATGTCGCAATGGAATTGAACTTGGTCAGCTATATCGGAATTGTTGATAGCCATAACATCCGTCGTTTCACTCCTGGCAAGTCAGCACGAATCTCTGCAAGTGGTTCACTCACATCCGCCAAGTATTCAGCTGGAAGCGTTATTTAACTCGCTGGGACAGGTTGAACTTGAACTGGAGCCTGATGCTGTCGTTCTGACAATGCTGCTTGAGCCTTTTGTAATTCCATATCCGCCTCGTGTTGAGGCACTTGAATGAAATAGTGGTAAGCCATAATTAAGACTGTCAACATTGCACAGACAGCGCCCGCAAGACCAACCACACGACCGAACCCCTTCTCCTTCACTTTATCAGTTGCTGAGTCTGCTGATTCCTTAGTAGTGATTCGATCACTCAACATCTGAAAGTTATCAGATGCATTTTTAGTCTGCTCTTTGAAGTTCTTTGCATCATCCGCCACGTGCATGTTAAGCGTACTCAAGACGTTAGCAATCTGTGTGTTGAGTGTAGATGCCATAAGATCAATCTTTGCATTGGTCTCTTTTGCAAGACGTTGGTTTTCCTCACGTGCTTCTTTAGTGTCAGCCCGTGCCTCTTCACGATTTGTATTTTGATTTTGAAGAAGAATTTCAATCATCGTCTTGGTGTCCCAATTGTTAGGTGTTGTGTTGTCCATTATATTTATCCTTACGTGTACCTAAACACGACAACTCCATCAGCACCGTTTGTACGCCCTACGTTAGAAGTGGATTGACCACCTTGACCACCTGCTGTTCCCGTTCCATTGATGCCTGTAACTGCTGTTCCGCCTCCAGATTGCGTACCACTGTTTCCAGTTGTGTTCGCTACGGTTCCACCTGATGCCGTTCCACCCACTGTAATTGCACCACCTGTTGTTGTAGATATTGCATTGTTGCCCTCAGTGCTTCCATTGCCTGTCATCGTTGTGATTGCTGGACCAGTTCCGGTTGAAACTGTTGATGCAGTTCCACTAGTAGATCCGGTGCCACCAAGACCAACAACTACAGAGAATGTTTGTCCGCTGTGTCCGCTGACAGAAACTGACGTGCGACAATATCCACCTGAACCTGCACCGCTGCCGGTTGAGCTTGTTCCTCCAAATACTCCAAGTCCTGTTCCACCCGGTCCAGTTGCACCCCACACTTCAATTACGCAAGTTGTTGCACCAGTAGGAATTGTGTCTGTGAATGAACCGTGTGTGCTGTGAGTGCTGGTTGAACCACCGAATGCTGGAGTTGTGTTTTGAACGCTCCAACTAATCCCTGTGACGTTAGTAGTGGAAGTTCCATCACCAACCAGACACGATAAAGTTCCGCTTGATGTTGTTCCCGCATTGACTGTTGAAGAGACGCTGACTGTTGCAGTGCCAGCACCATTTAACGAACCAGTACCAACTGAATTATTTAACGTCCAAGTAAAGGTGTATCCACTTCCTTTACCTTTCGAAGCTGTAATCGTTGTTGAGCTTGTTGTGCTTGATCCACTTGGATTGCCCAACGCACCTGATGTAGTAAGCGATAAAGACGATGCAGACGCTTGCACTGTCGTGCTTCCAAGCGTTGCGAATCGTGGACCAATATCAACACCACCAGAAAAGAATCCAACATTACCTGCCGCTGTTCCTGAAGATGCAGAAGCGAAAATTGCATTTAGGTCTGAGCCAGAAATGAATCCAGTAGCACTTACTTGTGGCCACCCAGGATGGAGAGGTGCAAGGAGCGTTGATAGGTCACCAGCTGGTGCCACGAAGCCGGTTGTCATTAACCGCCTCGAAGATTATTGACCTCCTTACGCAAAGCTTTTACTTCTTCGATAAGGACGCCGATGATGGCATCGTAGTTGACGCCTTTGAATCCAGTTTCTTTGTTTGTTTCGACAAGTTCGGGCAATAGAACTTCAACATCTTGAGCGATCAAACCTACACTTGGCTTGCCGGTGGCCTTCCAATCAAAACGTACGCCATTGAGACTTTGTACAATCTCTTCAGCATTTACGATTAAGCGAACATTGTCTTTAAGTTCGCGATCTGAACTTACTACGAAGCTTGTTGCCGAAACTCCTGCAGCAAATGAAGTGGCACCCGCTCCTGAGATCGTCATTCTTGCAGAGTTGTTTGTCATCAACGAGAACGTACTATTTGTTAGCGTTCCAAAGAAATGTGTACCACCTGATGATTGAAGTGAAGTTGTGTTTGTTCCATCGGTGATTTCAAATATGTTACTGCTAGCAGAACCAGAAACTGTCAACGCGACACCACTTGATGGTGCTGCAATCGATACGTTGCCACCACCCGTAACAGAGAATGGTACAGTGCCAGCACTGGCGTTAAATATACCGAAAGTTCCAGCAGTAATTACATTTCCACCGCCGGACATAACCTCCCAGGCATTAGAAGATGCTGCTGTTGATGTGAGTCGTAACCTAGCTTCGTTGGTTTGTAAATTGGCGGTAATTGTACTACCGACTCCCAATACCGAAAGCGCAGTACCAGATGATGGCGCATTAATTATTACGTTGCCCGCTGAACTAAGTACAAGATGGTCACCAGCTCCACTAAAAAACCTTAAATCGCTACTGGAAATTGGTTGATATATTGCCCATGATGTTTGGCCGGATTGTTGGATACCTATTGAGGCTTGAACACCCGCAGTAGAACTTACTTGAAGTCCATTATTAGCAGTCGTTTGATTTACCGTTAATGTGTTACCACTTGCTGGTGCAACAATCGATACAGCACCACCGTTAGCGATCGTTAATCGTGTTGTGCTATTTGTTCCAAGAACAAGTGATCCCGCTCTTGCTGTCAATCCGAAGTCGGCTGCTAAACCTCCAGATACAATAAAGTCTCCTGATCCAATATCACCAATAGACGATCCCGCTCTACGCCAAGTAAGGCCAGAAGAACCAGAGGCACTATCTATGATTGCGGCAGTTCCAGCCGTTCCTGTTACAAATAGCGCGACACCACTTGATGGTGCATTGATTGTTACATTGCCAGTATTGGTTATAGAAACTCGCCCAGTGTTGTTTGTTCCAATACTTAGCGCCGCATTGGCACGATTGTAAATAAAGGCTTGGCTGCTACCGTCTTGGAGTAGGGATAGTGAGGTAGTTCCAGCGGTATTGCCCGCTGCCGTGACTGCAATCTCGGAATTTGAAGAAGGACTGGTGCTAGAGAAGTTCGCAACTATTCCAGCTGAAACGCTGGCTGTTAACGCAATACCACTTGATGGTGTTGGAATGATAACGTTTTGCGGCATACTCAACGTTACTGCACCAGTTGATGCTGAAGCTGCAATCTGATTTGCAGTACCTGTGATACTTGCGACACCAGTTGCTGGTACGGCCCAAGCTGGAACGCCAGAGACCATTGTAAGAACTTTTCCGTTTGTGCCTGCCGCAATGAATGAAGTAGCGCTTGCGGCTGTCTGAACAGGAATACTACCAGCTGCTCCACCGCCCACGTTCGTTGATGTGGTAGATGAAGTTGATGTTGTGGATGTTGTCGCATTACCTGTTAGTGCACCAACGAAGGTCGTTGATGTGACAGAAGTCAAACCTGCAATGGTTGTTGCTGAACTACCCAGCGCAATTGATGTTGAGCCAACTGTGACTGCACTATGAACAAGACTGGCATTTGGAATTAAGGTTAGACTTGCACCTGAGCCCGCAAACAATGCCGCTGTAATAGTTCCAGCTGCTGTCAAGGCTGCGAATGTTGGAGAACTTGAAGTATCAATGTTCTGTGGTGTTGAAAGAGTTGCAATGCTTCCACCGGAACCTGAGATTGCCACACCGACTTGATGTGCAGTTCCAAGAATAGAACTGAATACACCAGGCGCACCTTGAATACCTGGAACTGAAATCACCGTACTAATGTTTGGTGCGTTAACTGTGATATCGACTTCTGCTACTGGTGCTGTCATTTGGATGCCTTAAAAACTGATATCACTTTGCATCGTTACAACACCCCAGAACAGTGGGTTGTAATTAACAGGTGTACTTACATCAATGAAGAAACAATCCCAATTTGCATTTCCTTGAAATGCAAATGCATCTGTCTGTGTTGAAGTAAGTGAAAGAGTAAAGATACCGGCCGCCTGATTAACCCAAGTGACCGTAAACGTTGCGATTAGAGTTGCGCTGTGTGATTGACCTGCACGAATGGTTGCCAATATGGAACCACCAGTCATGTTGATTGGTGAACCGGTTCCATCCGTGCAAGTGAACGTCATATTCACGGGACCGCCCTGATATAGGGCAAGGTCTTGTTCTTGGGGGATAAAGGAAATAAGTGCATTTGCCATTAATAAAACTCCGTTTTTGATTCGGAGTATTTATGGCTAATGCAGTGAATCCTTACTGGATAGCGATGCCAGCCTTTTTCTTGGCAATTATGGCGTCAATAACAGCACGTCTATCCTTTGCAAATTGTGCTTGAACGACATCAGCACTATGTGGAACCAATGCGCCGTCCTTCACAACTCCAGGTTGATACTTGACCGCTAATACACCGTGATTTGGTGCACTTGGTTGCATACTTACCGCATTGTCGTGGCAAGTGCCGTAACCGATAATTTCGCCTGTGTCTTTGTCGTGCAAAATGTAGTCTTTCATTGCTTTTGTTTTCCTCTTAACGGTATGCCCACTGTGCGATTATCTGACCACCTTTCATTTCCGAAGGATCAGCACTTGTAGAACCAGTTGTATCAAAGTTTCCAGCCATTGAAATTGTGTGGCTTCCTGCTGCTAATGAGACAAGTGCCATACCACCAGGCGCCACATGAAATGTACCGTCGACTTTGATTAATCCACTTGCACCATCCCCAAGTGGCGTACTGAACGCTCCTGGGTATGGATACATCGCATCAACCATTCCACCGCCATTTCCATCGTTCATACCCATAGTTTGAATACCAAATATTTGAACAAGTGTTGCTTGGGTTAAAGTAATCGTCATTGAGCAGTTTGGATTATTTACGTTCGTATTCGCATTTGCTGCTGCTGTGAAACTAAACGTTGTCACTTGATTGAATATTTGTGTTGTTGATACAGCATTTGCCTGAATTTGAAGTGTGCCGATAACATTGACCTGATTGATTGTCATTGAACCGGAAGCGGTAACTGTGAATCCTGGTGTGTTGATAAACAACGAACCACCAGTTGCACTCAAGTTGATTACGTTCGTACCAGAGTTGTTTGTTAATGAACCAGCCGTCAACGTACCAACGTTTGCAGTAAGCGAATCAAGAGTCGTTATGCTTGCCTTGGCTGCTGTAACAGCACCGGCTGCAAGTGCTGTTGTGTTGATTGCGCCTGCTTGGATGTTCGGTGCTGCAACAATCGCGCCGGACAATGTGCCAGAGAATGTTGCTGTTCCTGCTGCTGTGATTGTGAAGCCAGGAGTTGCGATAAAGTTGCTTGAACCTGTCGCACTCAAGTTGATAATGTTAGTTCCACTGTTGTTTGTGAGAATACCTGCTGTAAGCGTTCCAACATTGCCAGTAAGTGCGCTCAAGCTGACAATATTCAATGTAGTCGCTGTGACCGTTGTTGCACCAATCAAGTTTGCCAAGATGGTGCCGAATGAGCCTACTGCTGCCTTAAACGAACCTACTTCAAGTATTGACGCGGAAATTGAATTAGCTGAAAACTGCAATGTTGTCATCGAGCCAGAAACGATACTGTTGGCAAAAATACTGTCCGCTGTGATATCCGCACCATCTACGGCAGTTGTCCAAGCCGTACCTGTGTAGCGGTACAACTTCTTATCAGTTGTAAGGAAGAAGACATCCCCTTGATGCAAATTTGTCGTTGGTAATACTGAGCCGCTTTGGATACCCACTGGTACCCATGAGACACCATTAAATTGATAAAGCGTGTTGTTCGTTGTGTTGTAAAAGCTGTCACCATCAACCATTCCTGAAGTTGGAAGTGTTGAACCAGATGCGATACCGACTGACGAAGGTGTCATGAAACTCAATTCAGAACTCAAGTTCATTCCTGAACCCGTTAACGACTTACCGAACACGTCATATGCTGCGACTCGGTAGAAGTAGCTTGTGCTCTTTACCAACGAAACGATTGATGCGACTGAAGAACCACCAACATCTAATGCATTTGCACTTGATGGTGTGAATCCAGTTGTTGTTGAGTACCAGACGATATATCCAGCTACATCAATATCCGTTTCAGGTGTCCACGAAATTATTGCTGACTGCAAACCCGGACTTGCACTAATGCCTGATGGAACGGCTGGTGCTGCGTTTGTTAATGTTGCAGTTGCACCAGTCGTTGTGTTGTTCATTGAGTCCTGGCCTTGCACCTTGACTACAACTGAACGAACTGGAGCATTGCCAGTATCTGAGTTGTTCATCGCGTACGTGTAAAGGAATGACTGAGATTCACCACCTTCAACACCTGGAACCGTTACGCTACGAAGTAATGTGCCGCCGGTCGTCTTCAATGTAACAACGAAGTCTTTTAACAAGCCCTGATTTGCTGTTGGGTTTGTGAAGACAATATTTAAATCCAATCCTGACCAAGCAGTTCCACCACCTTGAACGCTTAGTGCTGTTATTTCTGATAGCGTTGCAGACGTTCCACCACCTGAATTGTCCTGTGTGAATGAAATCGTTGCTGGTGCTGAAACGTTACCTGCTACGTTGTATGAATAAACAAGGTAGTCATATTCACCATTCAACGTGTGAAGCAGCGTATAGCTATTTCCAGTGAATTGAGGTGTTGCTGTGTAAGGACCACTATCCTTGCGCCATCTGATTTGGTAGGAGACATTCTGACTTGGAGGACGGTCCCACGAAATGATTTGCTCGTACGCCACCGTGTTAGTTGTCGTATCAATGTACTGAGACGGTGTAACAAGCAGATTCGTTGGTGCTAACGGTGCAGTCTGTGTAAATGCCGTGTAGACAGCTGGTTGAATTGCAAAGCCGCTTTCAGCGTAAGCATAGTTATTCTTGTTGTACAGTTGAGCTGTGACTGAAACGACTTTCGTTACGTTGTCGTAGCGAAGATCAACAATGCGGAACTGACGAGGTTGAATGCCTGAAGCAACACCATACTTACAATACTGAACTGGAGTTACGCTCCATGTCCCACTGATGTTTAATGTTGTGTAAGTACCTGGAGCATTCGTTATTGTGTGTGTTTCGTAAGTAACACCATCTTGAAGCTTGACGGATACTGTTGATCCAGTGCCGGTAATAACAACTGGCTGATCGAGTGTGACCGAATTGGCTGTTGCAGAGATGATTCTTCCACCAACTGCTGTACCTGCGTAATCGTCGTCAAATACGGAAATGACGTCATATAAATTTGAGTTGAAACCTTCAATGCCTGTGTCATAGTCAACTGTCTCCGTGTTGAACAAAGTCGTGAACATGTAGTAACGACCGGCACGCATTGCCTGTCCTTCCGTTGTTGCACCGAACGCGGATAGGTCATAAACCTGATATCCATAAAGTGCCAATGCTGTTGCGTCTTGAACGCTGGTTGTTGTTGGAAGCCACGCTGGATCTAATGAATTTACATACGTGACATTGACAACTGAAATGCGATCTGTGACCGCTGAACCTGAATACTTGAAATATGTTGGTGCTGTTGCATCCGATCCAATTACGTTTGCCTTTGTAATCAGGTACGAAGGATCAGTTGGACGATCTTGAAAACAGGTTACAAGACCATTCACCATTGCAAGGCAAGCATTAAACATACCTGCCACTTGCTGGAATGTCTGATACATGTCTTGGCGGTTTTGAATTGGAGCATTGAACGTGAATCGTGGTTCGAACGTTCCCATTCCCTTTCCATCATCAACCAGCACGTTATTAAAGACAGAAGCGTTAAAGAAGCTGAACTTATCAACCATCGCTGGTGTAATGCCGTATATCGCAGCACCGTAGTTCGGATTCGTTAACATGTCGTACAGAATCCAAGCTGGATCGTCTGTTACACCGGTCGTGAATGTGCCATCCCATGTACCAGTGAATGTATTGGTTACTGGGTTGTAGTTAGATGGGATTTGAATTGGCCCCTTGCTGACAAGGAATGCCATCGTTGGAATTGAAGCGTTTGTTCCACCAATTGTTGCTGCATCAAGTGCAAGTCCCACCAATGCAATGCCGTCATACGACAATGTGATTTGCTGAACTTCTTCCACTTCCTTGAGGAAGGTTTGATTTGAACGTGTTGCACTTGAGTTATCAGGCGTAATACGAGACAGACGAATGTCCCATAGCAGTCCTGGATTTGGATTGTTGACCTGATATTGGATATCCGCTGCGGCTGACGATTTGTAGTTCAGCTCAACATCGATAACGTTTACCCACGTACCTGATGTTCGTGGCTTGACATCAATTGTGATTTGAACAGAGTCGCCAACAATGTTGCCGTTGGTATCTACATTCTGAAGACCGTTAGGGAATTCAACGTCAACAAGTGCGTAATCAACATTTGCTGCACTAACTGAATAGATGACTGGTGCTGGTGCAACCAATGGGACTGATGTACCACCGAATGCTTCGGAGTTAACTGGAACGACTGTTGATGCTGATGGGAATGCAGGCACCGTCATTGGTGTCTGACTTGGAGAACCGTTACGGAACTCCCAGAACGTGCTTCCGCCGCCAGTGTATAAACCTGTATCGCCAGTTGTTTGGTCGTATGCTCCGAAGTTGAATGAACCGTCCGAATTTACTAACGGAACTGAATTCAAAACGATGCAATCGCCACCACCGTGAAAATTTACACCGTCGTTAAAAAGATTGATTTCACCTTCACCAAGTGCGTGAAGAATCAGTACCTTTTCATCAGTTACTAATGTGTCGGTCGCATTGCTTCCGCCTCCGCCACCTGACTTGCCACTTGCGCCTTCAATCCATTGTCGTTCTTTAATCATAATTAGACCGTATTGAAGTACTTCTCACCGACTGCGATGATTTGACTTCCCACTAAAACCTTCTTTCCATAGACGATTGGAATTGCTCCACCTTGGTCTACTGTGTTAACTGCACCGTTGAACATTGTTGAACGTGCACCGCCTGAACCGTTTGTGTTTGTTTTGACTTTTGTAAGCATCTGAATTGCGATAGCTGCAACACCTAACACCAATGCCGCTACTGCCATCACTTCAAGGACACCACCATCTGCTGCACCTTCAGTTGGAACTCCAACAATGAAAGTCTTTGCTTCACCGAATGTGAAGCCTTCCTTGATAAGCGTTGCGTTGCCGTGTTCTTTGTCAGTTGCAACGATTGCGATTTGACGATTACGCATCGCCATATCTAATTTCTGATTCTGGGCGCGTAGAGCGGCGAGCAATTGGTTCTGATTATCAACATCGAAGTTGAACGTTTCAGTTCCTGCTGCTTTTGCTAACGATCCAGATAATTGAAATTGTCTTAACATTTAATTCTCACCAAGTACCTGCACTTCGGTCTGTATCGATCCCATCTTTCAACGCGTGCGTATGCGCTTCTGACATATGGCATATGGTGAAACATCTCGTTATTGCCGCAGATAACGCCAACGTGATTTGCCACCTGACTGCCACCCTCTGCGAAGACTGCGATATCACCAATTTCTGCTTTGTCGGGAGACACTTTCGTGTGCTCTACCTTCATTAGGTTATCTTCGAGCGTATTTAGTCCTTTTGGACCTTCCCACCATCTAAACGCGCGAGGCATATTTGGTAGCACGATTCCCGTATTGGTTCTGTGCCAATCCCGAACGGCTGTATAGCAATCTGCTGTGAAGACAGCGAATGTGCGTTCAATCAAAGGAAGTATTTCCTCTGACATCCATAGAATTGGAGACAGACCTGAGCCGTCAGTAGAAACTATCCCCCAAGGACAATTGTCATCAAGATAGGCGGATTGATCGGCCACTGATGGCCATACTGGGTCGTACTTAATCTTCCAACACTCTTTAGATTCTTCTCGAGTGTATGGATGCGAGTGAAGAAGAGCCTGAACTGGTCCGTGTTGATTAACTAAATCGTTTCGCTCTTCTAATGATATTTTGAAACGCTTAGTTGGATGCTCTGATAGATTTTTACAACGATAGTACTTGCCACCAATGACGAGTCCCGCTGCTTCGTTTGGATAATCTTCTAATACGTGAGCCTGAAAGGCATTTTGTGCGATGTAATCAAGTTGCATTCATTCCTTTACATTGCACTTGACTGGTCGGTTCTTATAGAACTTATGCCTGGGAAGAAGACAGGCACTGGACCTGGATTAATGCCCTGATATTTCAAATATTGCCTGATTGGGAATTGGAATCCTGGACGGTCTAACGGACTAGACAACGTAAACGTGATTGATTGATTTGTATGGTTTGTCTTTTGAAAGATTGTCCATACTTCAGGTCCCCAGAATTCAGACGTTGATGGATTTGCTTGACCATCAAGATATGAAACGTAAGTTTTGACGTGTGTTAGTTTTGCGCCAACTAAATCACCTAAAGCGACGACTGCTGATAATAGTGGACCTCCAACATTTGAAACGGTTAGCTGTGGCTGTGGTAAGTCGGTTGACATAGCCTTTCGTTCAAGACTATCTATACCGATAGGAAGCAGTGTGTAAGCCTGGCCGCCCCACGATAAGAAACTTCCGTCCTTAAAACACTGTGGAGAGAAATGGTAGACAGAACCTCCCAACATTGAGGCGTCCAATGTGTAAAGGTCTACGAGACCATCAGCAGAGTGAAGTACTTCTAATTTTGATGCGATTGTTGGCGTTGTCATTTAGAACACCTGCTCGACGTTTACGGTGAACGCATTAACACCAGCGTCCATTGGTTGTTTCTGATAGCCATCTTCTGTTACTCGGTAAACGTTTGTAGCTGGAAGAATTGCTCCATCACCATTCCAGGTTACCCACGGTGGACTTGCGATCAGCCAGTTTTCGAGCAATGTAGACTGTGCTGGACCGATGTTGTCCCAAGTGATTGTCCATGTGTCGATTGATGCATTTGCACCATCAGGAAGAATTGCCTTATAGCCAGTTCCATAGACGTATTCCAACGTGCGATATTTAACCGTTCGTTGTGTTTGTTGTGATTGTGAGCTTGGTGTCACTCCATTGAATACTGTCATTGTCTATTCCTTAACGAGCGAATGCGTGTGGCTGGTTTGACAAGATTCCACCTGGACGCTTCTGCTGAGTCATTGTTGATTTTGTAAACTTCGCTGCTGTTGTAGTTGCCTTCTTTGTTTGCTTTGCTACATCTACGGCAGGTTGATTACTGTTGATGACGAACGTGTTGTGATGATGAACATCACCGCCTCCACCGCCTCCACCCTGGCCACCATTCATAGTGACACCAAGCTTTCCATCTGCCCCACGTTGAAGAGGCATAATTGCTTCAGGTCCAGCTTCACCCATCAAGCCCATATTGAATAATGTTGGTCCACCAACAACACCACCGTCTGCGAATGCTTGCACTCCACCTTCAAATGCTCCTCCATTGGCAAATCCTTTTGGTTTGCCACCTGCCAAGTTCCATACTGCGTCGCCAGCTCCAGTACCCCAGATGGCGGTAACGGCAGTTGCAATTGCTTCCACTATCAAAATCTTGGCAGCCGCTTGTTCAATCATTTTCAACATCGATGCTGCAAGGTCCTTGAAAGCCTGCGAACCTTTTGTTCCCACTTCAGTAAGTGCAGTGGTCATTCCATTAAGACCTTGACTTACAAACTGGTTGCCAAGCTTGTTAGCATTTAGTGCGTCTGTTGCGAAGTTGCCGAATGCTTGAGTCGCACCAGCGTTGAAACCCGATATAGATTGTGTCCACTGTTGGGTGGCTGTGTTGTTGTCTTCAAGATCTTTCTTGGATTGCTTTAGCTGGGCATTAATCTTTGCAACTTGTTCCGGCGTCTTATTGAATGCATCCTTTTCAGCTTGTGCTGTAAGTTTTGCTTCCTGGTTGTATAGCTTCAGAGCATTCGCTGTTAGTGTTAAGGCCGCCTTCTGTGAATCGATATCCCTTGTTACAGATGCCTTCATAGCTGCAACTGACTTGTCTACTTCGAGCTGTTGTTTGTCGGCGTCAAGTTCTTTTGCCTTTGCAAGTAACTCTTCTTGCTGGGCCTGCTTCATTCCAGGGCTTGACGCAATCTCTGCCTTTGCTTTTTCCAAAGCTGTGCCGTGAGAAGTAAGTGCATTAATCTCTTCTTGCAATTTGGCAATTGAAGTAAGACCGGCTACTTCATCTTTCGTTGTATCTTTGACAGCGGCCAGTTTCTGTTTAGCTGCAACGAAGTCGTTGAATGCTTTTGAACCTTCCTTGAGATGAAGGGCAAGTGCTTCTGCACCGATAGCTGCATCATTTTGTTCTTTACGGTAGGCTTCAAGTGACTGGCCGGCTGCATCTGCTGCTCGCTGCTGTCCTTCAATTTCAACACTAAGCTTTTCCATTGCCTCGGCCACTTTTTTGGCTTCTTGCATTTCCTTGAATTTCTGAGCTAATGAATCCACACTGTTTTTTACTTCATCAACAGGCTCTTTAATTTTCTTCGCTGTTATAGCAATTTCGTTTAAACCATCTGCTGCGTCTTCTTGTGCTTGTTTGAATGCAAGGAAGTCAGCATTATTTTGTCGTATTTGCTCACCGAATTTAACGAACTCTTGTCCAGCGGCTTTTAACTTACCTTCAAGAACATCTTCAAGTGCGTTTGCTAATGCAACAACTCCCTGGCCAGCAGTCTTTAAGATTTCATAGACGTCAAACAGAACAACGACAAATGGTCGCACTAAACTTACAGCGAAAGAAAATACTTGACCAAGCTCACTTATAAGTTCCTTAAAGAAGGAACCTTGCGCTGCACCGTCTGCCATTCCTTTACTGGTTTTGAATATCTCTTCACCAAGCTCTACAAACGGCTGAATCACATTCCATAGTTCAACTGCTAATGTTTTTGTTTCTTCCCATACTTCTTTAACTGTCGTTACGAGCGGTCCACTAACCTTCGTTGTGTTGTCGAACCATTCAACAACGGTTTGAATCGCTGGTGTTACTTCACGAAGAACAGCCAGTCCCATTCCCTGGAATGCAAGCTTTGCTTCTTCAAGAGAAGCGTTTAAATTCTTTTGGGCTTCAATATCGTCGGCGGTTGCTGCACCGTGATCGGCAAGCATCTGCTTTGCACGTTCACCATTTTCTGTAAGGCTCTGAAGGATTGTGTCTGCTTCAGCACCGCTCTTTCCAAAGATTTGCATTTCAAGTGCGGCTTTGTTTGCCCCTGGAGCCATTTGATTCAACGATGCGGCGATGTGCTGCATAATTTCAGCACTGTCACCTGTCGCTAACTCAGCTGCACTGACACCAAGCATTTGCATTGCAACTGCTGACTTTGTAGCTGGGTCTTGTGCTTCGTTAATAGCCTTATTCAACTTATTGAACATCTGACCAAGGTTGTCGGTTGACTGTCCAGATATCGCCATTGCGACTTGCATCTCTTGAAGCTTTTCTACAGAGACACCACTTTGATTTGATAGCTTCTCTAATGCTTCAATTTGTTCCTTAGCTTTTGAAGCACCTTCTGCTGCGGCCACTCCGAAACCTGCGATGGCTGCTGCTGCTAATGCAATTGGGGCTGGAAGACCTGCGAATGACTTAGCAAGCCCTTCGATAGCTTCACCGACCGTAGGCATATGACTGCCTAACTGGACAAGCTTTTCGGATGCTTTGTCTAAATCTCCTGTCTCAGCAGTGAAGAGTAATTGTAATGTGCTATCAGCCACGGTTGTTTATTTCCCTTTGAAGTTCATTCCTGGTATTTATCCAAGTCGCATCCATTTGCCTAATAAGGGAAAGATGCTGCTTAGTTAGCTTTTCATTATTCAAAGTGCACCAGGCAAGGACTTCCTGGTTGCTGAACGCGATGGGATGACCGCTGGGATGGTATTGACGACTGTAATTCAGAGTTTGAAACACGCTCCAAATCCAAAGAAAACGACCTGGTGGCTCTGTTCTTAAATCGAGCTCAGGGGGACGAATCTTTCCCTTCGTATTTCTAAACGTCGCTTCAAAATGGTCACGTTGAGTTGCACCATCAGGACAAGGAGTATCAAGCCATATTTTATTTTTTACTGCGTCAAGGAGGTCGTTAACGCACTGGTGAAAAAACGCTGTCGTTCTCCAATAGCCGTGTCAATCTGAGTACGTATCCAACCTGCTGTCTTCATCGAACAAAGCTTAAGTGCCTTTTCAACAGAGAAAGATGCGTCTTCAAACCCTAACTTCTTGAACACTTCAGTCCATTCAGCAATGTGTTCTTCACCAACGATTTCCCAACCAGCGATACAAGCTGCTGCCAATGCAATTTTTAGGTCAATTGAAAGTTGAAAATCGATTGATTCCTTAATGCCCTTCGCACTCAAGTCTTTCATAACTTTGATTGATGCTTCATATACATCATCATGTTCGGTCCCGACTAGTTCTAAAGTTAGACCAGTTGATTCCTTAGATACTGGATGTGTAAGTTCGTGTTTGATTGTTTCAGCGAATAATTTAAGTGCCATATTTCTGCTCCTATGCTCTGCTAATTACTAGGAAGCAGGAGATGCAGAAATCTCTGTTCGACCGCTAAGTCTAGCTTCCCGTTTATCGATTTGTTTACGACTCTGTGATTACAATATTGCTTAGTGCCGTACCATCACGAACTGTCTTGAAGCTAATGCTTTGAGTCATAGCTGCTTGTCCAGACACTGGAGCTTTGTTACTGACGTAAGTTACGGCAGGAATATTGAAGTTCAATGTGTTGGTTCCATCAGTCAATGTGAAACTTACTGAAGACTGTGTGCCATTCAAGAATTTATTGAACAGAACGTTGTCGGCAATGTAGGCCGTTACTGTACCTGACACTTTTGACATACCTGGTGTGTACGCAACTGGTGTTGCGGTTCCAAGAACTTCAACTGCTGCTGAACCGTTATCAATTGAAAGATCGATAGCTGTGAATGTTGCAATGACTGCACCACCTTCCATAATTGTTCCACCAAGGTGGGTGAAAGGTACTTCAACAACTGCGGCTGTTGGAGATGCTGAAAGAGGTGCGGATGTTGCCGTCTGATTCATTCCATTGATTGTTGCCGCAAGTGTTACAAGTCCCTTTACTGGACATTTAATTGAAAGCTTATCAACGAAGCAACCAGTACTTACCTTTCCTGTAGTTGTATCAGCGTGCCATTCTTCTAATGTCAATGTCTGCCACGTTGTTCCTGTCTTAAGGACCTTTGATGTGAATGTTCCGAACAAAGCTGTCTGAAGAAGTGGTGCGTAGTTCAAGTGAGAGAGATTTGCATCGATGCTGCCTGTGACTTTCGCCATACCAGGAATAATGTTTCGTTCCATACGATCACCGAAGATCGATGTGTCTTCGTAGAAGTCACGTGCAAGTTCCACGTCATACTTTGTGACGGGAATTACCAATACTGTTGGTGTAGCGTTTGTTACGCCATTTACTGTTTCTACTGAAAGACCGATTCGTGTTTCCGAACCTGTTTGAAAACGTGGTGTTGTCATTTAAATTAAACTCCATGATGGATGGTTATGGAGTTATTTATGCAACTATCAGGTTCTTATAAAAGTTTCCGATTTGTATCAGTTCATCGGCGGTTGCATCGTGTTTTAGGCGATTTGCCCTCCAAGACACCACCAACACATTTCCTTTAATATAGCCTTTCGTATTATCGATGCGATCTAAGCTCGGACTATTATCAGATCTGCCTTCTTCACTAAGGAATAGAGCAATATTAAGAACGGGGCAACGTTCAGGGATAACAATGTTCTCTATGGTTATATTGAACTCTAAGCCGTTTTTTCTTGACCGTTGTGCCGCACATTGGAGTAGTAACTTTTCTGGATTTGCAGACCGCCATGTTTCACCATAACTTGGTAAGTAGTTAGGATTTGCCTTTCTCCATTTGCGACTATTAACTGCAATACAGGACTTACAAGTACCAACACGATTATGCCGGCCAGGGTTTCGTAATTTGCCGTGGACTTTATCAACACAAAATGCCGTTATGGCCTTCTGTTCTTTACACTTGTTACAACCAATATAAATAGAATCTGACATGACAACTCCTTACGTTGTTCTTGTTATGGGGAAGTAGTTGAAGCTGCTTCCCCTTTCTTCTATTTATGATTTAGAGACCCGCGTTTTTCTTAGCCACCTTCAAAATGTCGTTCTTTTCAAGCAGTGTTGTGGAGATCATCAGTACCGGAGCCATCTTCCACGTACCAAACTCAACATAGGCTGCGTAAGGCATTCCCTCTTCATTTTTAGCGGTATTTGATAGTTCTAATACACCTGGCTTCACTTTCATATCCCACGACTCTTTCAACTGACCCGTGAGAACTGGTGTTCGGTTAGCGACACGCTTAACGAATTCATCGGCGAATGCTTGCGGCAACTTTTTAAGTTGCGTAATTTTCATTCGGAATTCATCAAGTCCTTTGATAGGCATATTAATTAGGGTTGCACATAACCGAAATATTCTACGATTACCTGTCGGCAGTAGAGTTTATTCATTGACCAATTGGGATGGGACGGTGACGGTGACGATGTTGCAACGGTGATTGTGTCGCCGTTCGTAAGCGTCAAGTTCAAGCCTCGTGGAAATGCTGCAAGCACCAAGTCAGCAAGCGGCGCAACGATTCCAATACCTTGATTGGTAGAACCGATAACATCCACTGCGTACAACCCATTGACGCTCACATATCCTTCACTGCCCATCGTCTCAACAATCGTCTTTGATGGCACAAGAGTAGTTCTAACGGCTACTTTAGATGTGATATCCGGTTGTAAGGCGAAGTTAATACCTCCACCATTCTCAGTGAAGAGATTATTCGTATTGATGCCTGTAATCGTCAACATTCGTGCATCAAACGCTTGCTGTATTTGTGTCAATGACTGCGCCATTATTCGATACTCAGTGTGTAAAGAATCGGTGTGTTTGGTAGTGGCTCTTCCTTCTCCACAACACTTATGTCTTTCTTAAAACTCACAAGATTCTGCATCCACTCAACTGTCCCATCTACTTGTGGTGTTTTCGTGGTGTTTGTTGCAGCGTTAAAGAAGTCAATCCCTGGTACAAGTACTTTACGGGTAGTTTCACCGGCTATCGATGTTGGATTGTTCGGATCGAGATTCGTAGCCTTTCCGTCAACGAAGACACCAATTGTCGAAATTGTACTGTTGTCTACAAGCCGAATGATCACAGGGACAGCACCAAAATTGATTAGTGCGTTCTTTGCCGTCGTTTGAAGCTTGGAATAGTTAATCATTACAATCCCATTCGTGCGCCATCATTGTTATCAATTTCAAGGATGGGCCAAAGTATCAAGTCAACTTTGCGGAATCCGTCGTATTGTTCAACATCATCTGGAATCTTCCAGTAGTTGTTCGTCTGACTGATGCCACCCACTTTGACGCTGGTAGATTTGAATAGCTTGTTGTCTGATTGGTTTGGGAATAATGAAACACCCGAGACAAACATATTTGCCATTTCACATTGAGCATCTTTCAACTGTTGAGGAATGAAGCCCTGTTCGTAAATGATGAAATCATTTCCCATGATTGTGTAACGAGGCCAATAAAGACCTTGTTCTGAAACTGGTGGGACGACAGAGATGTATCTGCGACCGTAAAGACGTTCGAGCGAATACGTTGCGGTAAAGAGAGCTTGAATCTGCTGTGTTGAAGTTGCTGTAAGGAATGGAGTCAATCCCCAATTCGTTGCATATGTGATTGCATCGGCCTGACTAACATAACTGTTGCTACCGATAAGTCCGGTGCCATCTTCAACTAAAAGTGTGAGTGCCATATTGGTCCTGAATGTTGTTATGTGGGTATTTATACTCAGGCAAGAAAAAGGAGGCCGAAGCCTCCTAATTCGTTTTCATATATTGCTATATGTTGGTTTTAGCCAAGCAAACAACCTACGTAATCGCTACGAAGTACTGATGTACCCCAAGAGATTGCGATATCGATTGTGATCTGACGGTACTGCTTGTACAACGCTACTTGGAATGACAATCCTGTGACTGGATCAGTAATGACTGTTAGGTCAGAAGCTGAGTCGCCACCCATTGGCATCGCTGGTACGCGAGTTGCAAGCAAGAAACCTGCCTTCTGCAAGAAGACGTTCTTTACGCTTGATGCATTTACAACGACTGTGTCACCAGTGCTGCCTGACTGGAATAAACCAGGAGAAGCAATTGTGAATGAGCCAGCTGCAAGTGCTGTCTGTGCGATGTATTGATTGCCATCAATTGTTACAACGTCACCGGCAAGAATTGTTCCTGTGCCAGTTCCTACAGCGATGGTTGTTGCACCAGCTGATAAGTTACCTGAAAGAACATATCCTGAACCTGTACCTACTGCTACCTTGTTCTGACCAAGACCATTACGGATCTGACCTGATGTACGGACAGCAAGACCTTCTACTGAACCCAATGCACCTGTACGCAAAAGTTCAGCTGAACCTGCTTCGTTTACACGGAACAAGCTTGCCTGCTTACCACGGATGTTAGCTGCGGCAGATGTACCAAGGATAAGTGAACGATCTGATGCTGGTGCACCAAGGTCGTCAAGTACCTTAACTACGTTTGCGAAGTCGCTAAGGTCGTTAATATTACCAAATGGTGTTGTGCCTGCTGTACCTACGCAACGTGAACCGTTAAGGGCTGCTGCGTTTACAACTGACTGTTCAATTGCGTTACCAAGAGTACGGAACGCTTGGCTGAACTGGTCCTTTACGATACCACGATACTCTTCCTTCAAAAGCAACTGTTCTTCACCAGACCATAGGATTGGTGAGTTCTTTGAGTTTGAAATTACAACGTCCTTAAATCCAATTACTGAACCTGTTCCGTTGCTGTTGATAACGCCTGGTACGACGTCAACCATTGTTGCTGGTGGCGCGATTGGTGAACGAACTGTCTGGTTCAAACCTGCCATTTGTGCGCTTGGATCCATCTGAACGGCTTGGATTGCTCCTACCAATTCACGTGGGATTACGTCCATTGCTTCGTACATAACTGGGAATAGACCCGTTAAAGTATTTTGTCCTGCTGTTGCTGTCATTTTTGTTTTCCTTTCTTAAAGATGCCCTGTTGTTTTTATTTATGGGGCATTAATCAATTACTTTGATTCCCGACTTCATCTTTGATGCCTTGTCCTTTGGAGAAAGGGTGTCAAAGATTGATCTGGTGATCGTGCTACCTGTTTTTCCGTCGCCGGCGTTCTTCACATCAGTTGGTTCAACAGTGCCTTCGAATAGGAACTTATGTTCCGACTTCAATTTCTGTACTGCTGCCACTACCGAACGTGAATCAACTCCAGTTTCCTCATCCCATTCAATTAAATTGAAATCGACGAGCTTTGCTGCGGCATCAATCCTGTCTGAAGCTACCTTGGTCTTACCAAACTGTGCGATTAGCGCGCTGTTGATGTCCGACTTCTTCGCTCTTTCAAGCGATTTGGATAACTTGTTGTTAGATTCTTCCCACAACGTTTTGTAATCTTCATCTGTTGATTCAGTAGTTTTTACTTTCGTCTTAAGACCATCTCGTTCTTTTTCTGCTGCTCTACGAAGTGCTTTATTCTTCGTTGCTTCAGCCGTTAAAGTTGAAACCGAACCTTGTAGTTCAGTAAGTTGTGCCTTTAAACTTTCTACTGTATCTGCCGAATCTACATCCGACCCTTGCTGTGTTTTTGTGTCTGCATCTGACATACGACCTCCGTCATAATTGCTTTAAGAAAAATGTGCGAACTACATCGCACGTTGCTTTTACGGAGGTATTTATAAGGAGACCGTTTAACGGTCAGAAATTAAGGATTGCCGGTCGGATTGCTTCCAGCATTGCTATTTGATGAGCCACTAGCTTGTTGTGCAGGTGATGTGGCTTGTTCTGTTGCAGTCATTGAAACCGCATACCCAAGCTTCTCATTTACTTCCTGGATCTCTTCAATCTTCTCCCACGCTGCATCATCATCTAAGCCGTGAACTTCACGCATATAATCAAGTACAGATGCACGTCCAGCTGCAATACGAGACGACCAAATTGCTTCCTGTTCAACTGTATTGACTGGCAATGATGGTGGCGCGAACTTAACGCGAAGCATTCCTTGCGTTAGCGTTGGATAAAGTCTCTGACAAATGTCATAGAAGCGACGCATACCAGCTTGCATTGAATGTGCTCGTTTATCACGAAGCTGCAAGTTGTCCATCTCTTCAACAATGATTTGGAAGCCTGAACTTGCCTTACCTGAACCTTCTGATCGCAATGAGACAGACCAGTCATATGCAACCGCCTTGATTAGGCTTTCCATAACTTCTGTTAGCTTGTCCAATTCAGAAGTAGGACCGTCAAACCTAACGAATGGTTGAATCTGTGGGTCGCCCGTAGATACAGTTACAACCTTTCCAAGTCCACCCATATTGGAATTCGTTGTGTTGACCATGTTTTGAGGATATGCAGATCCTCCTGGTGTGAACCCTTCTTCAGCGAAAGGAACACCAAGCAATGTTTGATTCTGTCCTTTACCAGTTGAACCCTCTACTCGAGCGTTTGTGAATAATGTCTTCTGCTTCTGGTGAGCGATTGCCAGTTCTGTGTCAGTCAATGCAATGTTAAGCATCTCTTGAAGAGAAATAATGTCTTCAGGGATATTTGACCAGTTACCTTTACGCGGCTTCAGAGTGTCATAGACGACATTCGCTGGAACGAAACCATCTGGATTGGGTTTCGATTCAATAAGCTTCTCTTCATCGTCCTTAACTTCCCAGTCATTGATTAATTCTGGTGTTATATCTCTGTATGTAAATTCGTTTCCATTAACAACATCAGACGTTAGGAATGCGAGTTCATTGATAACTGTGCCCGTAACATCCATCTTGATTGCGCAATTCGCACGAGTAAGAAGAGTGAGCAACAGTGCATCACCTTGCAGAAAGTTCGGAACGTACTTACCATCTTGAGTACTGGAAGTCGTTGCGATGTACTTTTGTTGAAGGATGACGACTGTTTTAAGCAATCGCGTGTACACATCAACGTTTTGAAAGAATTCAGTCCAGTCCGATCGTTCCATCAATTCATTAAATGTGGGATCGATAATTGGTGCTGATTGTGTCGTAGAAGTTGTGACTATCTCTAATGTTGGAGGTGCATTGAAAAGTAGTCCGGACTTATCAACAATTGACTTCGTAATGTTGCGAGTACGTGGGATGAACTTGCGTGTGCCCCAATCATCTCGATACCTATTCATATCTGCGATCACATAGTTCAGCTGGTTGTCTTCATAGAAGTCCAATAGCTTCTGAGCCGCGTCCGCATCTGTTGAACGTAAATCTTTGTGATTGAGAACTTGTGACATTAATTTGCCCTGACTTTAGGTTTGTTTTCTATTTATGGTCAGAGCTATATCAACTAATGGAAGCAACGACATTCCCTGTTAATGGCCAAATCTTAAAAATGCAATATCCATGACCGTCGAGAGCGTGATCGATACCACTTTTCTTGTCTGGTTCTTCGTTCTTATCGTAGGTTTGTTGTGTCAATCCTTTCCATAGTTCGGGACATTTCTGATGGTTAACAAACGACTCAGGCTGTCCGTTCGTTGGCTTTAGCTTCTCGTTAACAGCTGCAACACGTTTCTCAACCTTTGGATTCGCCTGCCCATAGCGGAAATTTGACTTACCATCAGGACCGAACTCTGGAAAGTTACGTTTAAGGTTCTGAATACCTTCGAAGCCTGAGGCATCGGGATAGAATCGTATGGCATTGTTCTTGAAGTGCCAGGGATAACGAGCTTTGATACTGTCGGCTAATTGTTGGGTATCTTTGTCACCATAGAACTCGTCAATCGCATAGCACTTATTGTTCTTTACGACGTGGACAACACCAGCATTGATGTTCTTGTTGAAGTCCTGACCGATGTGGATGACGTGGTTGGGAAAGTCGGCAATCGTTAAGGTGGTGTTGTTTAGTTCTTTGTCAAACTTCCAATAGACTGGTTTGCCAGCCAAGTTAACAAAGTCACCGTGAAGATAAGCACGGATAAGATGTTCGGGATACTGTGCCTCTAACCCCTCGATGTACTCTTTTGGTAGTGTGAAATTGTCGTATGTGCTGGCCTTGATGATCCGACGGTCTTTATTGAGCTTCGGTTCACGGCATACTTCTTCGTACCAAAACCTATAACAGCCCTTAAAGCCTTCTGGTGTTGATACTGCGACGCCTTGATAGACTTTGCCTTTACGAAGACGGCTGGACAACATTCGCCAAGCGTCAAGGAAAGTGTCTGTATCAAGTAGGTCAGCTTCATCCACACCAAAGAATGCAGCGTTAATACCAGCCGCACGTTTGAATGTCTCTGCTGCAAGGATGTGAAGCTTTGTTGTCTTGTTCTTCACCTTTATGGCGAAGTACATATCCGCCTTGAACCAAGTGAATGGTATGCCTCTCGCTCGCAATGCCTCTTCCAATCGTGGGATAAGCACCTGCACAGCCATACGGTACGTTGGGGATAGTGCAATGCCTTCATATCCCGCATTCAACATACAAAGGGATATAAGCTTTGCTACAAGGGCTTCTGTCTTACCACTTCCGTAGCCACCAATAAGTGCAAGGTTGCGTGTCTTGATGTCTAATACGAACTCTGCCTGGTGTTTAAATAGGTTCCAGTGCAAGTCCATTAGTTGAGGTGATTGAATAATATCGGTGTTGATTCCTCTGCCAACACTGGACTGTCATCGTCAGCCTGTGTGACTGAACTATTCTCAGGCGTCATAACCTTAATTGTTATATCGCTGCCATCATCAATGCTCTCAACACCTTCGTGCTTAGGCTCACCAACCTGATATGCATACTGCTTACCAACAAAGAACTTGCCCATTGGTTGATCGTCTCTTCCAAGGAATGTACGCAACTGATTACGGTTAACCTTTAGGACACGTGCCGCATCTGCCATCTCAATGACTTCTTGGTAGTCATCTAGGTCTTTAACCTTTATCGCGAAGAACTTTGCAATCAATGCAAGCCCACGCTTTGTATCTGCACAGACGCCATCGTGCAGGATCATTCCGTAGAGATAATCTTTGCGCTGGTTATCGTTTGCTTTAGCCCACAGCTTCTTCTGATCTTTCCAACTGTTGTTGGGGATTAGAACGTGTCGAGGGTTCATCGCTTGTGAGATTGTGTCGTTGCGAAGGTCTTTGATCTCTTCGACTGTTTTATTTCTCGATTCACCAGTTATTGAATCGGTGCCTGTACTCTTCATTGCCATTTGTGAACTCCATCACTACTTGCTTGTTGTGTGGAGCTATTTAGTTGGATGGAATTTGAGACAATAAAAAAGCCACCCGAAGGTGGCTTAGTGTGCGTAGGAGAATCGATTCTATTTAGTCTTCATCTTCTTCTGAACCAAACTGTAGTACGTAGCAGCACCGGCCTTGGTCAAACCAACATCGTCAATAAACTTCGCTATGATTTCTTTGCGAGCTTTATCGGGATACTTGGTCATCACAGCGAGAGCGGCTTCCATTTTGGTTCCCGAACGAACCTTCCGTTCCTTTGGTTCGGACTTCTTCTTCGAAACCGGCTTTGCATCCTTCAGTGCTTCCCTAATTTGGAAAAGGGACAATTTGCCGTATTTGATACCAGCCGCTTTCGCAGCAGCACGTAATTCCTGACGAGACATTTGGTCTATTGCACTCATTTCGCTTTCTTCCTCTCATGTGACAATTTGGCAATCAACATCTGACGTTCAACCACGTTCATTTCCGTCCATTCGGCTTTCAGAACCGAGAACTCAAATGAATCGAAGTAGGACTGGACCACTTCTTGGACTGGGCTTGTACTGGTTTTAACTAGGGCAATCAGTTCCAACAATTCTGCGTTCACAACGATCTCCTTATTCCTGGGGAGACCATCAACGAAAAGAACCAAAAAGTGCAGAACTAAATCTCCACAACAATCGTGGAGTTAGCAGTGGCCTGACCGTGGAAATCGTGCAGGAACACGACGATCTCAACGGTTCAAAAACTGTATCACCCAACAATAAACACGGTATTCCTGCACGGATACCACGATGTCGAATGGTTCAATCAATATGAGGATGGTTAGTTAGCGTCGTGATGGTTGGAACAATCCCCACAAAGTAAGCAGTTGGGTGTTGACTGTTTTTATTGTTTGAGATTGTGTTGACCTTCTAAAAAGGTGCAGAAATGTGCAGGATTGTGGGTGTTGGACGATAAAACCTGCAGAATCGTCCATAAGGTCACAAAGAAACTGTCGGAAATCGTCCTTTCGGCCGCGAATTTGGCGTGAAATGAGTCTATATAGCGCTTTTTTTGTCCCTATTTCAGGCGAACCAATTACGAAGCCATCGCCTTCAATTCCCACGCGAAGTGTTCAAACTTCAACGCAATGGAAGTAACACAAGCGATTGTTCCTGCATCTGCCACTTCACCAGCTGCTTTGAATGTGTCACGAGCAAGATCGCTGATTGTTTGATAATCAGATAAAAGTACCTTAACCATCTTTGAGAAATCGGAAACAACTGCTGTGGCATCCTTAACGACAGAGAATGTTTCGATGTTATCGAGACTGAAATTGGCTGTTGCATCAAGACTACGGATACGTTCTGCAACGTTGTAGCTTTGTTTGTGTAGGTTCTCAATGGTGAGATTTAGGAAGGAATGGTATTCGTAGAAGCTCTCACCAAGTACGTTATAGGTGTATCCACGAGTCTTAATGCAAATCATATCGATTGATGCCATCAAAACTTGAAGAAGATTAACGATGTCTTTGTCACCTAATGTTGGATTGCTTTCCTGAGTCATTTTTATTCCTTGTTGAATGTGGTGATGTATTTATATGACCACAACGTTCAACACCGAGCATTAAGGCGCTACAGGACCGGCAATAATGTTTGGATAGCCGCTAGTGCAGGCTGAATCATGAGCACATTACCGGCGTTGTTTGGATGCTTACCATCTGAGGTGAGTAGTGCGCTATTCCATAGTTCAGGGTGGGCTCCATTGCCGAGCGCTGGATCAAAGTTACAGAACTGCGTACCAAATGTCTGACCAACTATGGTTGCCTGCTGACGTAGGGCGTCCTGCGCTAGATTGAACTGTGCTGTGGTGTTCGTTCCATCAGTTGTCCAAGGAACGCCGTTCCAGAGTACAGGTAGCGTGCCATTACGGTTACATAGGTAGATGAACTGTCCTGCATTGCTTAGCCACGTCTCAAAAGTATTTTCCGCCGGAGCCGCAGAGTCGTTTGGGCTAAACATCGGGAAGAACGCGATCTGTGGCTTGTATATTGGTAGGAGCGCATTCGCTGAGGCAAGTACCTGAGTAGTAGTCGCGCCTGGTAGACCTAAGTTATTAGCGCCCATCAACTGCCCATTTAGCATTGATGCGACCGACGTCTGGTGTGGCCATGCAAAGCCACGTGGTGTGCATCCGAAGCCTTCAGTGATTGAATCACCAAAGAAAGCAACATCGACTACCGTTTGCGTCTGTGTCATGTATCGAAGACCAATGAGCGGGCACGCTGACGGATCACTTGAACCAGTCATTCCGGTTGGAGTCGTCACGAAGTCACCAGACTGGAAGCGCCACGCAAATATTTGATCATCAGAGATCGTCGCCCAGGCGGGAATCGTGGTTGAGAAACCGCCGATGCCTACGTTGGCATTCGCCAGTGGAGTCATGATCCGCGCGTAGAACATCGTCATCTGCAAACCATTGGTAGCTGTGTAGCTGCCTGTCTTGATCAGGGTAATCCAATCGGAAAGCACGACACTCGGTAGGAATGCCGACCCTGCCGGAATCGTGTGGCTAGAGGCACCAGCCCAAGTAGCTGCCTTCCACACCCCCGCGTTATTCAATAGTTCAGTCTTGGTTGCACCACTCGATGCGATACCTGTAACAGCTGTCGTAGCTGACGCTGATCCGTTGTAGGTGACAAGCTGGACGGCCTGTACATCTGCTGGTAGCGCGAGTGCAAGCGACCACGTGAAGTTGCTACCTGCGGTAGCAAAGGTGTTCGCGCTACTGTGTGTTGGAATACGAGCACCAACCTTGTTACGTCCTTTGGCAGCCTGGAAGGAAAATGGAAGGTCATTCGCAGTTAGTTGCGTATAGCCTCGTTCTGGAACTGATCCTGGCGTAGGCCATGTGAGAAAGTAATTAGGTGCTGCCATTGATATTCCTTGTTAAGCGTTGTGATGCTATTTATGGACACAACGTTCAACAAAGGGGAGAGTGAGGTATGGTGCCCTCGCCTTCACTTCGTTACGGCTCGGTAAACGGTGCTGGTAACGAAACAATTCTTCCACAATGCTCAACGGTCGGAAGAGAAACCGTTTTGATTGTCAGGTGATTGTTGGATGCGCAATGGAAACGATTTGGTACTTTGAAATAGAGAAAGTATGTGATCGTTAGGCGATTGTTGTTCTAATAGGGTGATAGAACGGAAACGTCACATAGCTCACTGTGGATAACGATGTGAGATTGTTGTGTGGACGAAGAATGGACAAATGTGAGTTCTTCATTTGTTGGTAGGTGCTCGTTTATGGGATTGATAGAAGTTACTGGTGCCAGGAAGAACCTATCTCCTGCCCACTTGATGTCTTTACCGAAGGTGGATGAACAAGCGATGCCAGGTCCTTCCTGGCTCGTCTTGTTGCGCGTAGCGCTTCTATGTGCACCTAAATTCCAACCGGAAGTCCATTTCGGAGCTTAAGCTCCCACCGGTGAACACCATCCCTTAGAGAGGGGGGTTTTATCTATTCAAACTGTCTGCATTAGAGGGGGGGGTATTTCCCCCCTCTCTAAGTCTTATACTCTTCTCTTATCTTAATCCCTTAGAGGGGGGGTCTTACTTTAAGCCGGAATCAGCTTTTCGATTTGAGCGTATAGCGCTCCACACTGAGGTGTCTTCAATTGGTGAGGGTGGAAGGAGACGTTAATACCACGTGAACTCAATATGAGCGCATTACAGACGAGTTCCACATACAGCTGATGGTTCTTACGTCTTTCCCAGTTGTTCAGCGTGTAGTGCACCTTATCAACTTCTTCTTCCGTCGTTACCCTCTTCTCAATGCACTTGACCAATGTTCGCATAACCTTATTGCCCATCTTGGTGAGATCGGTGAAGCCAGATATGAACCTTATTTCCTCTCCGTTTAATTGGGTATCGTCTACGAATCGCTGAAGAAGACCATTGACCATTTTTAACCACAACACACCATAGGTCATATCCTCACGAACAGCGATGTACGGTCCTTCCGTTCCAGTGACAGAAAGACCAACACCAGTTTTGACAGCCTTACGGTTTTCGATTTTTTGTCGGAATGCGTGAGTGACTATTATGGCGTTCATACGCTGCCCCAATAGAAGTAACAGCGGAACCACGAAGCCAATTCGAGAAGTCTTTTTTGTTCCCGATCATTCAAATTTGCATTCAACGCTGAAAACATAGTTAAAGCCCGACCACGATGATCGTTGTTTCCATCAGTTGGTTCCGATTGGATAAAAGTAAACGGAATCATCCATGACTGTCGATCTACCTTGGGAACATAACCAACCGTTCGTAACATCAAAAGATCAAACTCATGATTCCAAGCTGCTTTCTTTAGACGCTTACGTTCCTTCGTCATTTTTGTAGGGATGTTATCTCCCCATTCTTGTTCATCTAACTTCATTTCTTCGCCCCAACTCTCTCAAACATCAACTTCAAATCATGGATGCGAGTCTGTCTTGCCTTCCACCATTCCACGTATTCATCAAACTCGAGCATCCGGTCCGAATTCACATCAGGTGGAAACTTACCGTCTTCACCAAAATTGTACTGCTCCGCAATGTGACGCAGATACTTCTTATAGTCGTTCTTGATTTGTTGTATTTGTAAATCCATCACACTTTCTCCATTTCTCTGACACTAAAGAAAATAAATTCTTTAGGTTCCTACATCACACTTCCTTATGCTGCCAACTGCTTGATTGCGTCCGCGCGGAAAAAGAAGTGTTCTGTTCGATTCATTTTGTCAGTTGCTTGTTCCGTGAAACCCTTTTCATAACAAAACAGCGCATATTTTAAGATTTCTTCCTTGAATAAATTCACTCCATCAATCAAAGGAGCCAGAATATTCATTGCTTGTCGTTGATATCCCAATCTTCTGTGTTCGGGTTTGATGTATAGCGTCTCCAAACACTTTACTCCATTGATGTCCACACGGATTTTGCAACCACCAACGATAGTTTCATCAACTACGATGTTGTAATACGTGTTTAGTGTTGTGTTGTGATTTGTTGAGAGAGCGTAACTGTTCAATTGATTCTCAATCTTGATGCGTGTCTCTTTTGGTAATCGTCCAATTTTAATATTGAGATTTTGTTCCATATGCAACCGCGCCCACGTTCGGTCGTACTCTACTTTCTTTTCCTTCTTTGTAATTTGCCTCATCTCCATAATCCAATACTCCAAACGAATACCGACTACAGAGGTGGCACGAGTTAACGATTCTCTGTAGTCGGTTCCTGGTCCGTGAAGGACCTTGGAAATCGATTTGTTGTTATTGTTGTGTTAACTCTCTTTCTTTAACTTCCGGCCAAGGAAGATCAATTTCTTGATATGACTATTTATGCAATCGACAAATATTTATTACTTTTTCTCTTCACCCTCAATCTCTTTAATTTCGTTCCAGACCTTTAGGAACTTCTTTTCAATGCGGTCGTCTATGTGTGCTGAATCGGTTTCTATAAGGAAGGCAATGTATCTAACGATGCCGTCCTTCGTGAATGGAGAACCCTCCTCATCAAATAAATCCCCACCGTTCCAATAAACGGTCAACTGTTTGTCACTGCGACACACGATTTCCAACTCGTGATAGAGAGCGTCTAATTGTTTACTCACAATTTCCCCTCCAACAACTTAACTTTCAATTCCCACTCTTCTGCCTTCTCTGCTGCTTTCATCCCCTCTTTGTGCTTCCCATCATTCAACAGCTTAATTGCCCGTAGAGCCCATTTGTCTCTTTGTTGAGAGGCTTTCATATGTTTGAGAAGACGTTCGTGGATGTCCTTCATTCTCTGTATGTCCCACCTGCTGCTTCGTATCGCTCTTTAGCCGCACAAGCAACTTCCCACAATTTGTTTTGTTCATCCGTAAGCGGCGATATCATTCCACCGATTTCTCGCCACTGAACTACAGTCTGCATCCTGTACACTTCTGATGGGTTCTCCACTCCTAAAAAATAATAAGCTCGTTGAAACGCATCACAAGCGGAAGATTGAACTAACCACAAATGCCTAACAGTTTCAGGATTGTTCTCCCACTCATCGTCAAGAGGAGAAGTGTTAGGAGTGTTGGTCATTTTGTTCTGCTATGTCTGAATGAAAGATTCCATATGGCTTTCTAATACCGATACAGAACTGGTCATCTTTGTATAGTGAAAATGCTGCTTTCTTTGCTTCCCAATAGGTATCAAAGTCAGGTCCCACTATTTGACTATCTCGAATAATTACATACGCATCTTTACTCATTGTTTGTAGAACCCCCTCCAAATCAATTCAGCATTCAAAGCATCAATTCCAGTTTGTAGAACATCAGCCAACACCAACGTATCAATCGTGCTTACTTCTGTTGAGGCAACTGTTCCTTCAACTTTACCAACTGATCCCGAGCCTGTATCAACTCCTGGTCCGTTGGAGACTGTGTCAAGTTTGCAGGTGCTATCTTTTCCTTGGGACACGACACGGCTGACAATAGTGGCGCCGGTGCTGTTTGACATCCGCTTATTAAGATCGTCAAGATTAGACTGGGCATTAGCCAATTGAGTTTGTGCTTCATTGAATGCTTCCTTTGTTACGTAATTATTTTTGATGTTCGTTGCATCTGTTGATACTTGTTCGTCTTTCGCTGCTTGAGTTATTTCCGCCTTCAACGCTGCATACTGTTTCGAATAATGTGCATCCGCAGCAAACCAAGTGGTTCCGACGATAGCGACAATGATTGCGGCGATGGCTGCGATTTTGATTAGAAGAGGATTCACTTGAGTCCCCATACTTTCTGACTGCAATCCCAGCACCTATATTTCGCACCTGGCTTGATACTCTCTGTGTAGGCTGGGACTTGCTTGCTGTGTAAGTGGCGATGACACACACGACATACATAATTCATTCCGAGCGTGAGACACGTCTCTAAGTACTTCATTTACTTTCTCCCAACGATGTTCATCGCTCGGTCGTATGCGGCTTCCGGTGTATCCGTTGGTTGCGTTGTTTTTTGCTGTGTTTGGTTGCTGCCCCACAAGACAACATTTACGGATGTAGCTCCCGTTGGCAGCGTCACAGTTGTTACGTTTGTTGCCATTACTGCTTCTCCTTCACTTGCTTCTTTGTCTTGAAAGACAACGCAATGGAACCCGCACGAGCGACTGAGACACCGAATATCGCTGCCAACTGGTTTAATGTGATTGCGCCTGTTTCGTAAAGGACGCCAATCTTGTAGTGATCAATTGCTTTTAGTTTGTTGTTGTTCATTTTCCCTCCAATATCTTGTCTTCTGCTTCTTGCAGATTGTTGCCTTATTCTTTTTGTAATAGGCCTTCCACCAGATTACCTGTGCACCTGGATTCTTTCTATTTCGTTCACGTTGATATTCAGTGTTGCACTGAACACAGTACGAACTGGTCTTGCCGTAACGTGGTTTTCGCTCGCAGATTTTGCAGGTTTTAACACCATCTGCTCGATACAATATTTTAGTTTTTTTAACCTTCTTAGTTGTTGCCAATTGACTCCCGTTTGAGCTTTTTCGTAACTCGATAACTCTTCAAATACTTTGCGTGACACTGCCTGCATCTGATTGTTAGTTTGTCCTTTCTGGATTTGTCACTGTTGAAATCAGACAGTGGAAGACAGCCCGTACAATCAAAACAATACTTAAACTTTATTGGATGGGTGAAGTTAGTCATATTAGTTACCGTACTTCGCTTCCAACACTCGAATGTCATTGGCTGCATCGGATACACCGTGCCAATCCTCTCGTTGAAGCTTTCCCTTCAAATCGTTGATTAAGTATTCACGTTGTTCGGAGTATGAAATCAAGTTGCGGGAATGTACTTCCGATTGCCAATCGGTATTTAAGCTCTCGATATATTGTTTCTGTTGTTCAGTCATACCAGTCTCCCTTTAAATTTGATGGCACCGTTTGCCATACGTCTATTTAGTGAAGATTGACAAACGTTCGCCATAAAATAAGAAAGCCCCTAACGACGGCTGAATTTCGTTAGGGGCTATAGGGACACTCAACTTTTACCGAGAACTTCTAACCTTCAATATCCAACACCCATCTATTACGAACAATGGTCACTGTCCTCCATCCCAGAGCCATAATTCATTGCTCACCTTTTCGAACGACCGCCTGACATCTTGACCACCTGGTAAGACTACTGTCTGGTACAGGTCTATATTGTGTTCAGCGAATGTTCCGTCAATTCTTTCTAATTGATTCTCAACCCACACAATTAGTGAATAATGCTTTTCGAGATCGGGAAAGTCCTTTCGTACAATCTCAATCAGTGCCTCTAACGGCGGAGAACCATCAGGAGCCTTGAAATAAGGTCCTACAGTACTGCGCCAGTAGTAGACAAGACTTTGATCGATCTTTCCCTTCAACGGTGGCGCACCCCACCAGTCCTGTTTTTCGATCAACTTCGCTAGCTTTCTTGTTGCTGTATTGAGATACAGTCGATCGGCTTCTGCACAAGCGTTTCGTACTAATCGTTCGACTGTATGTGGAGGCGTCTGATCACAACCAAGGATCAGCAAATAATCGCCAGTGACGCTCATGAATGCACCTCACCCTTTCCGGCCTTTACGAACTTAAATTCCTCCATTGTGATATGAGCTGTATCGGGGCTGCTAAAATGCTTGCTCCACCGTTTAAATCTGGCCTGTTCTGACTTTGTGCAATGTAAGCCACCACCCTTTCTTTTCAATAAAATCAAACCAAGCCTTATCTTCGATTCCTTACAGCTCAACGCTTGGATGACAAACGGTAGTTTGTGCTTGTAACAATGACCCAATGTTTTGCTATCGCGTAGATCTACTGGTCTTTTATCAGTCTTCATAAATCGTCTCCGTTAAGAATCAGGGAAATTCCTGACGGAGATCTATTTAGGACACATTTGAAATACGATCAATACCCCCGATTCGTCACAGCATGTATATCCATACAGTACTGATTATGTCTTATGGCGCTCTACTGTCGATAACGAGGTTGAAGACGATTGCTACATCCTCTTTGAACATCTCCACCAACTGCTCGACCATCCACTCACGTTCGACAGCATTAAATGAAGGTGGAAAGTGAACTCTTGTTTTGATCGTTTCGTATTCTGCTTTTTTGAGAGTGGTGATGTGGTGCATCCGGTATTTACGAATGGGCTGAAACGTTTAATGAGAACTGGTGACATTAATACTTTGCTATAGAAACCTTTAATGGCTGCAAAAAGGAAAAGGCCGACAAACGGATATGAAACGCTTGCGGCCTTCTGTTACCAACCACCAGGGGAATAGTGGCTCCTTGAATTAGGCCCTGAACCGTTTACTGAAATGCCGAAGCACTCCCGGGTGGGACAGGGGTTCAATATTCTATTTAGTAATTCCTTCGGTACTCACTGTGATGGAATAACAGAATCTTCAATTGCTCAAGTCTAAGCACAACACCTTCACGTACTAACTTAAGTAATGAGTCCTGAATTGAGTACACCAACCATTGGTCATCAGTTCCCCACAACTCCATTACCTGTGCTAACGATACCTGGTTGATCGTTTCCAACTCTTTTTCACTTGTCTCGCACATATAACCGTAGTTAGGTTTGTATTGCGGATCTATCCAACGATATCCATTCTTGTACTTGCTCTTGTTCATATCAATCTCCCTTCTTATAAGCCCTGTCAAAACTATTTATTGTTGACTTGATAACTGTGTTGTCTATTGGTGGCGTATCTTTCACTGACCGTCCAACTGCTGCATTAAACAGCGTATACGGCAACTCCAAGATTTCCTTCCAGTCCTTACTGATTACTGCATCGGGATAACAGTCAACGTAATCCTGAATGATTCCGATGTAGTTGTTAAACCCACGAACATTTCCACGTTCAAGTGAGGCTAACAAATATTCCGCCTTCATTTGATCAATGTAGCTCTGCTCTGTGCGGCCAACAAATTCATATCGTGCTCGTCTTGGTTTTCTTTCTTTCAACATATCAATCTCCCTTTTGATAGAGGTATGTATGAGAGTCGACCAAAACTTCACGAAATATTTGTTGACTCTTCTAAATATCTGCATGGGTAAACGATATGACACACCTGAAGAAAGAAGAGCTGGTGCTTTAGCCTCAAGACGTAAACATCAATCTACGCCTGAATATAAGGCTGCCGAAGCCGTTCGTCGTAAACACGGATGCAAACACGATCCTCTTAAATGGATTCATCGCCGTATTCGTCAACGTGCGAAAGATGATGGAACTGTCTTCACAATGACTATTGAGGATTTAGAAGCGATTTGGACTGGTAAATGTGCAGTGTTTGGCAATGATATTGTTTTGGCAGTCACATTAAACAAAGAAGATCGTCCCGACAATAAAGGAATGGCGTCGGTTGATCGTGTTGATCCAGACCGAGGATACGAACGCGGAAACATTCAGTGGATTTCTTTCTACGCTAATCAGATTAAGAATTGTGGCACTCGTGATGAGCACTTAATTATTGCTGATTATATGGACCGTAATTTAGAAAAAGAGAAGGCCTCGATTTGAGGCCTTTTAATCTACGACAAACTCACTGGGAAACAATTAACTCTTAATCTTTTCTTCTACTGAATCAATAGCCTTTGTTGCGTCTGCAACTGCTGTTTCAACGACAACTGCTGGTGCTACCTTTTCCTTCTTTGCGTAATAAACTACCAACGCTGCTACTGCTACTCCAAGACAAATAAGTGTTCCGATCATATCTAAATTCCTTTTGTTAAAATTGTTTGATGAAGTTATTTATGGAATCGCCAATGCTTCCGTCATTGAAATTGAAGAGTCGCAACCTAAACCGGCACAAACAAACGCAAGGTATTGAGCAGAGTTGTTTTCATTAGGTGGCGCATATTCGGCAATTGCTTGCGCCAATGTCATTCCACGTTCGGCATAGATTTTAAGTTGACGCTCTAAGTCCGCCCATCCATCAGTAGCGTTATCAATGATGCCGATTCCATTTGGATCGTTTGCATTGTGTTGACTGTGAGGTGAATGACGAAGATCGCCAGGGTTGTTATTTCGTGTTGGTAGGGAACCAATGATTCCGAATCCTTCTTCTTTTGATATTAGGTTGGCTAGTTTTGACATCCAGTATTTATCTGAATGTCAACAGCTATAAATCGTCCTTACTGCTTAAAACAATTGGGCGACCGTAAATTCTGCACAAATAACAGGGTATTTCACGGTGTGATGTGGATTTCTGCGGATGAAAAAGGGATGGTCTCGCTGTAATTCAACAAAAAGTGGAGACCGATATGAGCCTTGTAAAACACGTATTCAAATTGAAAGATGGAACCAAGAAGGAGACCGAACATTGGTACCTTCGAATTCAACACAACGGAAAAACACACTTTCAATCGACGAAAACCGCGAACAAGAAGCAAGCGGAAGCTGTTGAGAGAAAGTTCTACGAAGAACTGATTAACAAGGATCTTGGTGTCGTTGAATCAATCACTCTTGCAACTGCTATCAAAAATTATTTGGCTGCCGTTAAGGATTCACCGGAGTACGTCAACAAAGAGGCATACACACGAAAGTTTACTGGTTCGAAGATCGACAATCGCAACCATAAAGAAGTGACGATCTTTGGCTTCAATTCCGAAATGCCGTTTGAAAAGATTGATAACGCTTCAGTGTCGAAGCTGGTTCTTTCTCGTAAGGCCGAAGGTAACAAAGGTGGAACGATTCTCGCTGAGTTGTCAGCGTTGAGTCAGATGGTTCAGATCAACAAGGCATTGAAGGTTCCAGTTCCTAATTTAGATTTGAAAGAGATCAAGAAGCTGTATTCCTTAAAGCCATCAAAAGGCAAGCTACGATATTTGTCCAAGGAAGAAGAGACTCGTCTGTTGGCAGAGTTACATCCCGATAAGGCTATGAACGGTATTGGTGGCTCTCCCATCGAGAGCATGGTGAAACAACGAAGCGATGTACTCGACTTTGTGATCTGTCTTTTAGATTTGGGTGCAAGGCATACAGAGATTGCGACACTGACTTGGGACGATGTGAATCTTAAAGATAGAACCGTCAACATCTACCGCAACAAGGTGAAGAACCAAAGCATTTTGCATCTAACGAATCGTGTTACTGAAGTTTTGACTCATCGTCTTAACGATGAGGATCGCGATGAGAAGTATATCTTCACAGCGAAGGATGGAGGACCCCGCAAATATTCTAATCGTGCAATTCGTTCAGCTTGCAAACGGGCGGGAATCACTGGTGTTGGTTTCCATACGACCAGACATACATTCGCATCACGTTTGGTCCAACGTGGGGTAACAATTCAAGAAATTCAACAACTACTCGGTCACCAGACCATAAATACCAGTCAAATATATGCACATTTGGTTCCTAACCAGGCGGCAAAGCGAGCAGCACAACTATTAGAAGAATAAAGGGGATGAAAATGTTAACAGAAGAACAAAAAGCCAAACGAAAGGCAGCAGGTGATCGTTACCGAGAACGGAACAAGGAGCTGTGTAAGCAGCGTTCTTTGTCTTCTTACTTTAAACACAAGGAAAAGCATCAAAAACGAGCAGCTAAGTGGTATTTGGAAAATAGAGATCGTTCACTTGCGTATGGAAAGAAGTGGCAACGAGCCAATCGTGAAGCTTGTCGCCTTCGTGCTAAGAAGGATTATGAAAGTGGTGCTGCAGAGGAAAGACGCTTTCGATTGTATGCTAAAGATCGTCGCCACCAACTATTCTTGAGTGCGAAGACAAGGGCAAAAAAGCGAGGCTGGGAATTCACGATAACAATTGACGATATTGTCCTGCAAGATGTATGCCCACTTTTAGGAATACCTATCAACTATCAACCAAGAGGGAAAGCCTTACCTGATTCCGCATCGTTAGACAGAATTGATTGCAGTAGGGGCTATGTCCCTGGCAATGTCATGGTGATATCGTGGCGTGCAAATCGACTTAAGTGTGACGCCACTGTTGAAGAGTTGGAAATGTTGGTTACAAATTTGAAGCTAATGTCATCACACCAAGTATTGGTCCACTAAAAAACAACATCAGTTGCGATTTCGTGCATGAATCCTGCATTATTGCTCGATAGTCGAAATTCTTTGTAAACCGTAGGTCGGGGGTTCGAATCCCTCAGCCGGCACCATTTTTAAAAAAATTTGTTTGAAAGCAATTTAGCGCCTAACAGCATGTCGGTCGAACCCCCGACATAAGAAAAGTCGGGTTCGACAACTTGGGCGCAGCCCAAGT